CATGCAGGGCAACACATTAAAGGTCAACCTCCGATGAGGGTTAAGGTTGATGCTTGTTGTCCTAGCGAACTTTCAAGGTAAGATTTTCTAACTTTGAAAGAACGGTGGGGTCCATTTTTGTACGAACTGGCAATGGAAGTAACTTCAATAAGTCACAATGGACTGATGTGTGATCGAGGAGCCGTCAGTCCGGAAGCAAGAATTGTTTGGCAAAAATTCTTCTCTCGTAATGACATCAAGACAGTTCCACTTCCTGATTCGTGTTTGTCGTCCATTGTTACGCATTCGCAACTTCAATATATGAATTTTTCTTATATGAAAACTCCAGCAACAAGTTTCAATTCATTGAAACAAAAGGGCTTGTTGCTGAATTACAAGTCAAAGCACAATAGACTACCAGCCGAATTCCTTTAAGATTGGATTTCGATAATGTTGTTCTTTTTTCATTAAGTTAGGCATAAGATCATAGAAATCAATTGGAGTATCAACCTCAAAGAACTCTTCGGGCAACCCACTCTGCAAATGCTTCTTAACATCTTCAAAGTTCTTTCCGGTCATTGCCTTGCCAATTCGTCCGTTCATCGGTTCTGCGCCAACGGGCAAATCGCGATTAGCAACATCTGTTACGTGCAATCCCATTGCCAATGATAAAACAAGGTCGTCCGTCTTGCCTTTGACCGCTTCAGGACGTTGTTTAGACTTGTTGTAAACAAAGTTCTTCAGTTCACGAATTAAGCGACGACTTCTTATTCGTATCAACCTATTTAACAAACTCGTCTGCAAAGTTTCAAGTATTAACGGTCTTGAAGTTCTGCTCAGAGTGACGCCGGACTTTTCGCCGCGTCCTTTTTTGTTTTCCCAATACATATTTGGATAATGGATTGTGTGTTCAAGACGATTCAACACAGCCATTCCTGGTCCTGTGTCGTGATCCATTACCAACAAAGCTTCATTGTAGAATGTGGCGACTTGTGATATGACCATTGAGAATTTATGAACCGGGATTTCATTGCTATAAAATTCGGCAACTTGTTCAAAACTAGAAGTGTCAATCACGTGGAACGCGCTATTGTCGGCGCGCACACCTTCGCCAGCATCGGCAGCAACGATGTATTCTCTTCCTGGTTGTGGGTCTTTCCACACCCATAGAGCGCCTTTTTCATAGTTTGGATTTGCCAAGTCTTCTTCATCGTATTCGTCTTGCGGAGTTGTGTCCCACTCTGGGAATAGTTTCTCTATTGGATCAAGACACAATTCTTCCAATTCAGACAATATTTTGGCATCGATGTAAGTTTCGCCCGATCCGAGGAATGATCCGCAATATTCTTGTAGCCAACCTTTTTCTCCAATGTTGGCTCTGGTTTTACGTTCCCATTCTACAGTCCGGTAGTCTGGGTGTTCTTTATAATCCAGAGAAATAATATGGAACTGGTTCTTTTTATCTTCTGCGCGGTGCCAAGTCTCTTCGTACCAGTTGCCCATACCATTGACGGTAGAAATAACAATACAATTACCACCAGTGGAAAGGGTAGGGTACATGGCTTTCCAGTGTTCGTCCATGTTTTGAATGAACGCAGCTTCGTCAATGATCAGATATGTAAGTGCTTTAGAACGTGCGGCGGCACAAGTATAGAACCATAGTACGGAGCGAGTATCAGCGAATTCCTTTTCGTGATCGTTATCATTCTTCATTACTGGACTCATCCAGGCAGGAAGATTTTCCAAAACGGTTTCTACAATCTTGCCGACGCCGATTGCTTCTCGGTCTGACTTGGACAGAACCATACATCTTTGTTCAAATTTGAACAGGCATCGCCACAACGCCCAAATTACTGAGACGGTGGTTAAGCCTGCTTGTCGAAACTTTTTGATGATATTGAATTGATTTTTATCGTATTCAGATACAACTCTTTTTTGGAAATCATAAAGGCGAAAAGGTATGATCCCCTTCATTGGATGGATGATCCTGACGTAGTTTTCGCAAAAATAACCATAGCTTGCTGTGCATTTACGTATTTCTTCTACTTGCCACTGCTCATATCCATAATGTGTTTGATCCATACTGATATATAAGGAGGAGTATTAGGAATTCACATATGTATGCCCCTTTGAGTAGATTGACGACCAATGACTTTTTCATTATGGTACGAGTTACCAACATGACTTTAAACATTGGTCAATTCAATCGTTCGGAGATTAGAGGTAATTTCACTGCTGATTCAGTTAATAACTCCATCAAAGATATTCAGAATTGTTTAAGTAATCCATTCAACGTATCATTTTTATTGCAATACAATGATCGTTTGTATGATTTGTATATTACTGGCATGAAATGGGGAGTAGACCCATTACAGGATGAAGAAGAGGAAACATTTGGACACTTTCTTCAATATCATTGTACATTTGTTGCGAATCCACATGGGGCATCAACTCCCGATCCAAATGTAATAATATGGGATATTGGAAATACAAATCATTCAGAACGAGACTTGAAAGAACTTATTGGAGATGATCTTAATTCATTGGGCAAGCAGGCAATACTTTTGATTGAAAAGTATAGAAATTATCGAGCGACAATTGATTGTCCGACTCCATCATATTTAGACGACGCTGGAATAGCTGATGATGTGGCGGCAGTTTTGGCCGGTAGGAAACCAGCAGCAATCTTCGATGAAAGTTCTTTGTCCAGAGAAACAATTTTACCTTTGCTGCTTCAAGAGGCATATGTACGTGGGATGCAAGTAGAAACAGTTGAACATTTTGGTACAAAACACAGTCGGACGAGAAGTATAGTTGTTGGGATTCCTTATCATGTCAAACAGATTGTTCAAATAGTAATACAAGCAGTAAGAGATAATGAAGTTAGTAGCTATTATTATGAACGATTAGGTGAACTAATTGGTATGCCACAAGAAAACATACATCAACTAATAGAAAATATGCGTGATTTTGGATTTAACCGAGCGTAAAAATGGAAGAACAAAATATTGAAGATGTAAAATCAGATAATGCAATGAAGCAGCTTTTGGTTATATTTGCAGCAACCACTGGTTATGCTAAACTATTAGCGATTTCTGTAGGTATAATGTTTATCTTATTTTTATCCGGACTTGTTTTTTGGATGTGGTCAGATCATCATGAGGTTTGGCTTCGCAATGAGGTGATTGCCCAACAAGCCATTTATGAAGCAAATCACACACCAACAGAAAAAGAAAAATTAGAGCGTGCGAAAGCAGCACACAATACGTTCTTGGAAGCAAAAATCACCAAAATGTTCTTGTTTAGACACTAAAAAACGTATAGAATTACGGTTATGAGCGTTCTAAAATGTGATGACTGCGGATGCCTTTACTTGAGGCGACACCAGGAACAATGCCATCTTTGTGGCGCTTTTTCCGAGCAAAACATGCAACCGAACCAATCTACACACGGGTTTCATTTGGATAGTTCTAAGATTAGATGCGTCAATTGTGGATTCCCCTCAACGTCAATTGACTCTGAGTGCCTGAAGTGCAAACGTCCAGTGGACAAAAAAATTGAACCAAAAAGCGTCTCCACGTTGTGTGGTTGCAAACGACATCAAATCGTATTGGGAAGTGACAAATTAGTTCACTATCAGGGCAATTGGTGGGAACTAAGGTGTCTTTTCTTCAAGGTCGATAAAAGAATGCCAAAGGTGATAAAGAAGTATCAAGCGATGGAACGAGAGGTTGCAGAAGCTCGCAAAATGCGTATAAAGTTTATCACGATGAAGAACTTCATGCGAAAACTGTCCTGTGATCGGTGTGGGCATCCTGCCGGTAATCGTTTTGTTCAAAAAGGCGACAGCATCCAATGTGGGGGTTGTGCCAAAAGTAAGGAGCCAACGTGCTAAATTTATTGCCACTTACTATGTTGGACGAAGAGTGTAAAATTGGCAAGGGTCAAGAACAATGTAAATTCTTGGCTCGCCAAGATGATAAAGATAATTATTTCTGCCTTAAATCTGATAAGGAAAAGGCAGAAATAATTATTGCAGAAGTAGAGTCATTCTTGCGAAGATTCAGAGATTCCAACCGTACCAACCACGAACTTCCCGTAGGTGATAACTGTCCTGGGTTTCGTGTTGCTTGAGAAAATGATGAAAATAATTGAACGGCATGTTCACGTCAATGGACGTGAACTCATTGTTTGGGTTTACCATTCTTCGGAGCCGAAAGCCCCTACATCGGTAGATGTTGCACCGCCGCTTTGGGCGGTGCAACCCTTTAGGGTAGGGGATGAAGGCGATGCACTAAAAATTGAAGCAAAAACAAATACTACTTTTTGTGGAATAAAACACTGACAAATGACTCTATTATCTTGTATCGCCACGAAAACCAAGCGGTGATGCACTTAGAACACCCCGAAAGGGGATAACAAACTACGGGCGGAACGCCCGAAAGTAAAGCCCGTGGACTTGGTATAAGACCGTGCATCCTTAATTGGATACTTAGGCGACCGAGGTTGAAACGGGAAGCCCCGACCCTTTAGGGTCGTGGGTAGTTCACAAGGTTGATAATTCACCTACATCAACTCAGATAATGGAAGAAATGATTAGACGTGAAATAGAATTTCGTTCTTTGGAATCCCATTTGGAGTCCTAATGCTACCAGATATTGTAAATAAACTTTTGAAAATCGGTCATGCCAGAATAGCCGAAAACAAGAAATTTTGTGCTGAAGAGATTGAACAACAGAAAAAAATCAAAGAAGAAAACGAAGTAATCAAACTCAACAAGCAATGGAATCACTTGCTGGCTACCGCCAGTGTTGATCTTGAGCTTGTATTTGATTACGTAGATAAAGTCATGCCGAAGAAATGGAAGTGTGGATCAGAGAAACTTTGGCTTCCCATCCGCATACCTGACTTGTCCGTCGTAATGGCTGAGTACACTTATTGTTCAAAGAATAACGAGTTTACAATTGATGGGTTTGCAATTTATCGAGGTAAGTTTTGGGATACCATTCGTCAATCACCCGATGGGCTTGCTATAGCGTTAGCAATGGCTGAGTCAGAGTCACCAAAAGAGACAGTTGTCTTTGATCCCGCCGTCTAAAAAATTCAAGTTGGTTTGTGTTCCTCACTATATTAAGTTATGGAGGAACACAAACTATCAAAAAAACAAATCAAAAAACTGTACGACGGACAGTGCTACTTCTGCAAAGAGAATGACTACGCACTTCTAGACTCACACAGAATCGTTCCTGGCGAAGATGGTGGAAAATACACTACATTCAATACCTTGACGTGTTGTGCTAATTGCCATAGACGCATTCACGCAGGCGAAATTAAAATCGATAGGAAGTATTACAGCACGAGCGGGAAATGGGTTCTTCACTATTGGATAAATGAAGAAGAGAAATGGATGTAATTACTTGTTAATGCCGTCTTCAAGGTCTACAGCAGTAGTTAAATCTTCCATGCTATCATTTGGATTTTGTGTTTTTTTTGTAAGAATTCGATTTAATTTACCTGCTGCTGTTGGGTCTTTTGGTTTTACAATTTGTCTCATTTTGTTAATCATTTTAGGATTGACAGCTACACCAGTAATTCCACTACCAGCGACAGCAGCTCCAGCTCCAGCGCCGCCCGCACCAATGCTTGCACCTTCTCGATAATCTACAAACTCACGAAAAGACTTGAATCCTTTAATCATAAATGTATCTATCCATTTTGCTTGATTTTCTCGATTATACTGGTTGTACTTAGTCCTTGAATGTAATCAACCAAAAACACTTCATCTACCAAATCAACACCACTAATTGTTTTGTTTGCCCAATCTGACCCTTTGACTAATACATTTGGTCTGATGGCATCAATTACATTGTAAGGCACATCTTTTTCAAACGAGACGACAAAATCAACACATTCCAGTGCTGCGACCGTTTTCATGCGGTCATTCAGAGTTACAATTGGTCTAGTTGGTCCTTTTAGTCTTTTGACACTTTCGTCAGAGTTTACTGCTACAATTAGTTTATCTCCACGACTCTTGGCTGCCTGGAGTGTAGCAATATGCCCAACGTGAATTCCTAGATCAAAACAACCATTGCTAAAAACCCAACGATAATCTTTATACACACCATTCCTCAATCGTGCCAATTCTTCAATTGGTACAATCTTGGCATTCAGTGGGTCGAGTTGACGATGCAGTTCATACAATGCAATTGGTCTGTTGTGTCGAGCCTTGACATATTGTGTTCCAGCTTCAAAAGCACACTTGACTGCTTCTCGTAAAGGCAGTCCATGTGCGATAGAAAGCCCCATAACGGCTGAGAAGGCATCACCTGCACCAATTACACTGCTGACATCTTTTATAGTGGTACGTGGGCGATATTCAAACAATTCTCCAAATTCATCCATTCCAACAACGCCTGAACCCGATTGTGTAATCACTATGCCTTTCTTTGCACAGTTTTTCAACATTTCGCATTGTTGTTTCCAATCAAACCGCCCAGTCATTTTTTCTGCTTCTGCTGCGTTTGGTTTGAAATAATCACAGTCCCACCACCATTCAGGATTGTTTTTTGGATCAACGACAGTAGGAATGTTATGTTTTCGACAATAAGACAATATTTTTGTCGTAAAGTCTGAATCGAATAATCCTTTGTTGTAATTGCTTAGAATCACCACATCAAACTGTCCATAATCGATAAAATTAGAGAATAAGGATTCTCTAATTGAAGTCAAATTATCTAATCCATAATTTGGTTTCTCTATGTCATTTCTTAGCAATGGGAAGTTGTCATCATAATAACGTATTTTCTTTGGAATAAATGATCCATCAGGTAGAATTGGACATCCAGATACATCAAAATTAAATTTATGTTTAAATATGTTAAGAGCGTCTAGGTCCAAAGGAGCAAATAGGTGTACTTTTGCGTTTAGATGTGAGAATTGGTAGCAAACGTTGGCAGCACCACCAGGAACTAGTTCCTGGTGGTTTTCTTTTGAATGAAGGATAGGTACTGGGAATTCGGGAGAGATGCGACTGACTTTGCCATAATGGTATACGTCAATCATCGAGTCACCAATGACGGCAACCCGAACTCGTTTACTTCTAATTTTATCTATTATTTCGGACATTGTTCACATATGGGATGATGATGTTATCGATCTTTCCATATAAACTATCAATGTCCCCATCATTTTTTATCCACAAATCAAAAGGAATTGATGGATCGCTAATCTCCCCATCTTTAGTTCGCTTCAATTGATTGACAAAAGGCATCAGTTGTTGTTCGCTGTCGTTTTGAATATCGTTCTCATGTCCGGGTCGCCACAGTAAAATTGCTATGCCGTTTTTACGGATGGCGTCGGCTTCATTCTTATAACGTGCGTCACTAATTATTAAATTTCGTTCATTGTTTTTGAGAAGCATATCAATCCAGATATTTGGCTGTATTTGTCGATATCCATCTCCAATGAATGTAAGTCCTTTTCTTATGTTCATTTTGAATCCAGGTGGCGGCTCATCAACTCTCTTCCACTTTTCAATAAAATCAAGATCAACACCAAATGCTTCGCAATAAATTCTCTTTACATTACTGGCAAATGATGCACGATGCCAATTTGAACCTAATTTGTCTGCCAAGTAATTACAAAGCGCGTCTTTGCCATTTGCGATTTGGGCACCAACTCCAATAATGAATGGATTTTTCATTTATGACTCCAACAATTAGAATCATATATCATATCAAATATCGAAAAGAAATTCAAGTCAATATATAACAATTATGGGCAATGTCACCAAACGTATAATGTTGAAATGGAATCAATTATGGGAGAATGAAGAAAAAAAGAATCACGTCAAAACAATGATGAGTGGTATCAATTTTTTCTTTACCTATAAAGGCGATTTATACGGAGGTGGAGAATCATCACGTGTTACTTACGCGAAAATGGTCGACCCGGAAGATGAGGATCACACACCAGGATGGATGAAAGAAGCCAGTTTTTCCGCTGTGAATCTTTATAAAGACCTAGAAGGACAAAAAGACCAAACAATTTTTACCGAAAAAGACATATCAGAAATCAATGTTATAACTGAAAAAGATCAAGCTGAAAAAATGCTAATGAAGAAAGCCGCGAATGGATAGTTTTTCTTTATGGTTGGAATCAGACACTTGGTCTTCAGTATCTCATCATGACGGTCAAGATGTTAAAATGATTGTCACGACTGAATTATATGATCGTCAACATCCTGGCAACAAAAAACTCATGGAAAACATGAGAATTGAAGATGCAAATTACTTAAAAAATTTGGCTAATAGCATATCAACACATGGTTTCAAACAGCCAATTATCATTCATTCAAATTATAATATTGATGATGGTTTACACAGATTGATTGTTGCTTTGGATCAAAAGATTGAAAAGGTTCCAATAAAGTTCAAAACATGATATTCCCACAAGATAACAACCAAAGGAAGTTTTGTTGCTTTGTTTGTGCTGAGATTTTCAATACGTATCCTGAAATGAGAGATCACATCATTGAAGGTCATGAAGAGGGCAGGGAATACTTGGTTTGTCCGCTCAAGCATTGTGGCTGTCCGGTGCGTGACCTTCGTTTACACTTTCGCACAAAACATCCATCTGTGAAGTGTCCTCAAAATGGACAACTTCGTGCGACAGTCATGTACGACACCAAAAATCCAAACAAGAAAAGAAAATTACCAAACTTCAAAGAAGGTTATATCATATCCGAGAAGAACAATGGTAAACAGTTGCATTATCGAAGTGGTTATGAATTAGAAGTATATGAATCATTGGAGAAAATAGGTGATGTTCTTAGATATGAAGTAGAGCCATTCTCTGTGGAGTATTTCTTCCGAGCCAAAAAGAAGCAATATTTCCCTGACTTATTGGTGGAGTATAGTGATGGAGCGATAGAGATTTGGGAAATCAAACCTGCGAATCAATGCAAATTAATGCAAAATCAATCAAAATGGAATGCCGCCAAACATCACTGTCAATTAAGAGGTTGGTCTTTTCAAGTAATATCAGAAGATGATATAATGAACTTAAAAAAGAAAGCTGGATATGGGGAAAACAAGGGAAGACTTAACGAATAAAAAATATGGTAGACTGAAACCATAAAATCAATTCGAACAAAAAACCTTACAGGTATGGTTTTTGGAAGACTTACTGTTTTGAAAAAAGATGGAATGAGACAATGCGGTAAAACAAAATTGAATTTGACTTTTTGGGAATGCCAGTGTAGTTGCGGAAACAAGATTGTTGTTAGACATGGACATTTAACAAGCAGTAAATATAAAACTAAATCTTGTGGGTGCGCAGGAAAAGAACGTTTAACTAAGCATGGATTATCAAGACGAAAAGATTATTTCAAATATTTATTATCTGATCCAACACGTAGATTGAAATTAAATACAAGTGTAGCAGTTCGACGTGCTTTAAAATCCCGCTATATAAATAAAAACAAAGAATCTGCGTGGGATTATTTGCCATTTACTGCAACCCAATTAAAAGATCACCTCGAAAAATTATGGGAATCATGGATGAATTGGGATAATTATGGAGGAAGACTAAATGAACCTCGCAAAACATGGCACTTGGATCACATTGTACCTCAAAACAATTTCAATTTCACATCAATGAATGACCCGCAATTTATAGAATGTTGGTCATTATCGAATTTGAGACCACTTGATAAACATGAAAATCGCAAAAAATGGTATTATTAAACCAAGCAAAATGGGCGTCTGCTAAACATTATTGTTTGATGAGAGGTTGGACATTTCAGGTAATTTGTGAAGATGATATAGCCAATCTAAAAAAGAAAGCTGGTTATACGGGCGGCGTAAAACCGCAACCATCGTACTCGATGGCGAGCGAAGCGAGGGCTTGCCTTGCGGATGTAAGCCGCCATTCTGGTAGCACACTGAAAAATAATTCTCAGAATTGTTGAATGAA